TCACCCATCATAGATTTTAATCTATCAAGTGGCGCGATTACTTCTGGGTTTGATCTAGCACCTGGATATTCACCCATAAGACCTAGAGTTGGTGTGCTAACAATACCACCCTTAGCAAACTTTTTAACACCACCACCTTGTACTATTTTGGCGGCATTTTGTATTAGCTTACCTACGGCAATCAATGCTATACCAGCAGCTATTGCGGTAAATGGATTTTTAAAAGATAATTTTATGGCTTTCATAGCCAAACCTATTTTAATAGCTAAATTACCTAGTTGTATTGCCATACTACCCAATGTGTTTAATAATACACTAGCTAATGCATGGGCTAAATTACCGCCACTTGTAATTGCATCGGCTAAGGCAGAACCAATACCTGATGCCATATTTCTAAAACCACCAATAATTATTGCGCCATGCTCTTGTGCAATTGCGGCTGCGGCTTGTAATTCTTTTTGTGCATTGATGTTAAATCTTTTTAAAGCATTATTTGTTACATCTAATGGCTCACTTGTTGCTTTTGCAAATCTATTAAACCTTTCTTCTATTGCACTTTGTCCCTCATCAGTAATTGCAAATACATCAGTTAAAAAGTTTTTTCTATTTGTAGCGATTTTTTCTTGTGTTATTTTTTCTTTTGTTGCTGTATCATCACTTACACCAAGATTTTCAAAAGCCATTAATGTTTGAATCTTTTTTGCAAACTCATCATACGATGTTGTTAAATCATCAACTGCATCCTTATTCTCATCAATTTTTGGCACACCATCTTTTAAGGTTTTATTGACATAGCTTAACGCTGCGCCAGGCCCCATACCCGATGTTAAAACATTTTTTAACTTTTGAAATAATGTTGTTTCAACTTTTAGTGCCTCATCAACTTTAGGTAATATAACTGTTAATGATGTTAAAGATCCTAAAACAAGACCTAATGGGCCTAAAAGAAATTTGACCGCACCACCCATAAGCCCTAAACCTTTTGCAATAGATGGTAATACTGCGGCAATAGGTGGTAATGCAATACCCAAACCACCCACTATTGCAACAAATTTTTTTGTTTCGGGTGTCATTTCGGATATTCTGATTATAAATGCATTTAACTTTAATAATATTTTTGTAAATGTTGGTAATAATATTTGACCAAAATTAGCCGCTAGTTGCTTCAATGCTTCTTGGAATATCCTCATTTGGTTGGCTGCGCCACCACCTGTTCTTGCAAAATCACCTTGTGCATTGGAAGTTTTTGACATAATAAATTGATACCTTAAGGCAACTTTTTCTGCTTGTGTCATACTCTTAATATTAGCATTAAGACCTTTTTCCATAGCAAATTGCTTTAGATTTACCTCAGTCATTACAATACCTAATCTTTTTAATGATTCGGTTTCGCCTGTAAACACACCAGCCAATGCTGTTGTTGCTTGTTCTATATCTATATTTTTAAATGATGCTAAATCACCCGCCAAACCAACAAGTTCGGTACTCATACCAGCTGCGCTTTCTTGTGTAAGCCCCATAGAAGTAGCCATATCACCAAACAAAGCTGCCATGTCTAATGCACTACCTTCAGCAATACCAAATTGTCTTAAAGCAGTTTTTGCAAAATCTTTTACATGATCTTGGGATTTGCCAAAAGCAACATCAACTTTATTTAAAGATTCGTTAAAATCACTTGCAAATTTTATTGCAGCACCACCAGCTGCCAATAATGGTAATGATAATTTTGTTGAAAGTTCTTTGCCAAGTTTTGATGCTCTTTGTCCAAATTGATTTAATCTACTACCAACTTTTTTCAAAGCCGCATCGATACCTTTTGTGTCCGCACCAAATATTATTCTAACTTGATTTTCTGCCATGAGTATTATTTTTACAAAAATACTAAATATTAGATTATTGTATTGAACTTAGTTTTTTTGATCTTTTCTAAAAACTCTTGATATTCCTCTTTAGTTGATTTTGGTTTGCCTCTTTCAAGATATGTATCTTGTGGTAGTGGGAATAATTTATCGGGTGCAATCATTTGTGATCTCTTTGTACAATTAACATTATAAATCATTGAACTTAAAAATCTAATTCTTTCCCATTCGAGATTTTGTTTTATCAAATACGATTCACCTAACAGATGTACTTCTTTCCATGTAAAGCACCAAAACTCATTTGGGTTTATGCCAACCTGACCAATGTAAAAGTCGAGTAGTGTATTCCAATCAAGTTGGCTATTTACTTTCCCTTTTTTGTAGTTTGTTTTACATTACGATTTAGACCAGCATTTAAATCATTACCTAAAATTCTTGATTGCATCATGCTTTCTACTATCTCATTAAGTTGTTCAGAATTAAAATCTTCTAGCCACATACCAACCTTGTACTCATTATAATCTATTTCATTATCTTCTTCTTGATCGTATGCTAATAAAGCTGAATATATTAAGGATCTAATAGTTTTAATTGACACACCATTTTCAAATAGTGTACCTAATTGATCTAATTGTATGTTTAAAATCTCTGTGAAATTTGCCCAAAAGTTCATGCTAAAATGCATGGTTCTTTCCTTGCCACCTATTTTTAAGGAATAGTAACCTCTTTTCTTATTTGCCATATGTATAAAATTATAGGGACAAAGATAAACAATGTCCCTTAATATTTTATTTAACTAATATTAATTAGTTCCTTGTGTGATTGCACCAGTACAAGTAATTGTACCTGAATATGATACAGGTGATTCCATTTCAGCCGAAATCTCGCAACTTGAAATAAAACCTTCACCGCTGTATAAAGTATCACCACTAACAGCCGTTGCAAAAGTCCAATCTACTTTTGTTCTACCTAATAAATAAGTAGAAATTTCATCAGCACCAGCTGTATCATCATATGCAACAAGACCTTCAAATGATATTTCACCACTCTTTACACCAGCAATTACTTCACTAAATCCACTTGAATCTTTTGTTGTAGCTTCAGGCATATCAACACTTAATGATAATGTTGCGCTTGTTGTATGTCCAGTTGCAACAGGACTACCGCCATCATTTATTACTTTTAATATTAAATTTGTTCCGTTAAATACTCCAGTTGTAGGCATAATTATAAACTTTTAATTTTTTGTAAATATACAAATAAAAATTTATACACTTTGCCATTCCGTTGCGATGGTTTCCCAAAAATCAAATATGTTTTCCCAAGTTTGTTGATCACCACTAACTGTAATGTCATTAGTTAATTGTATCTCAATATTAAATGATGTAATATCTTCATGATCGGCAGTTTCATCAACACTTGTAATAAAACCTTCGGCTCTAAAAATAAGTTTTGGATTTGATGGTTCTTTAAAATAATATACATTTTTAGCTTTAGTTATCACATAGCTTGTAAATTCTTTAAAGTTTAGTGTATCATTGTATGCAGTTAGTCCACTTACTGATATTGTACCACCTCTTATACATGGTAAATATTCTGCAAAACCAGCGCTTTCTTTTGTAGTTATGTTTGGTAGATCTAAATCTAATGAAAGAGATGTACTTGTTGAATGCCCAATTACATTAGTATCTTTAACTAATAGAAAACTAGATGCATTGATCAGCGGCATTACACATTATTTTAAATGGTCATTACTCATCCTCTAATTTTGTAATCTCGCCAGTAGCAATATCTAAATTTATTTTACCATGCTCATCTTCTATTTCCTTCATTTTAGATTGCTTATCACTCTCAGCTTCATGCCAATTATCAACTAATTTATCAATCCCTTTATATGCAATCACTCGCATACCTATTTCATTAGCTATTTGATTTGGTTTCGCTATTGCTTGTTGTAGTTCTTGTAATTTCTTTTCTTCTAATTTTGCCATAATTTATAATTTAATATTAAGACCAGTCAGGATGTAAATATTCATCAACTGGATTTTTTTGTAAAGCTATTTGACTATCTAAATTTGATTTCATTAAATCAACATCAATACCAGCTTCTAACCAACCAACAACATCAGATTTTTTTAGATCTGCATATTCTATAAAATCTTCACCTTCTACATATTGCACATTGTGTGTACCGATAGAGTTAGCAATATACTTTTCTGGTTCGGTTTTATCTTTTGCAGTATAAGTCCAATGTATTGTAAAGATGACATTGTCTTTGCCATCTTGTTTTATTTTAGCATCTAGTTGATTTATATGCCATTCGTATATATTAGCCATAATATTATTTTTTACAAATTTAGTAAATTATTTAACAACTAGAAACTCCAGCAACACTTCCGCTAAATCCACCACCACCGCCTAAAACTTCCGCAACTGTGCCTGTTGTAATTAATGTAGAGGGGTTAAATAATTGATAAAATCCAGCTGGTGCTGTTGTAGTGCCAGTTTCGCTTGTAAATATTTTATCACCATCAGTAGGCAAAGTGCCACTACCATCATGCCAATATATTGTTGATTGTACTGTAAATGAACAAGCTGTTGTTGAACTAGATGCATGATATGCAAACCTTACTTGCCTTCTTTGTAAATCTTGGTCGTATCCAAAAAACTCTCCCATTTTTAATGGATTGTTACCATCTGGTCTCCTATTTCTAAAAAAGTTTCCTGATTGTGTATTTAATAAATTTACAGCTGGGTAACTTACACCTGAGCCGCTTGTATTACCGCCAGTCAATCTTGATAAGTCAGATAAATAAATTGGTGATGTTATACTTGATGATGAATTAAAATCATTGTAAAATCTTTCTCTAGCTATTTTGAGCATAGTCAGTGGTATGTTATCATCAAAAAGTGGACAAGCCATTATTTAATTTGTTTTTTTAATTCTTCTACTTCTTGTTTTAATTCTTTTATAGCTTCAAGTAGTACTGGTACGATACCCTGATGTCTTAATGAAAGCATCCCATCATCTTTCTTTTTTACAAGTTGTGGTAAAACTTTTTGAACATCTTGTGCAATAAATCCAATATCTTCTTTAATGTCCAATATGCTTTCATTTTTTTTCCAATCAAATGTTACACCATTTAATTGACAAACCTTATCTAAAGCAGATTTAATGGGTTTGACATTTTCTTTTAATCTTTTATCTGATGGTGAACCAAAAGCAATAACATCATCCGCTAATGTTAAAGTACCTGTTGCGCTTAAAGACATTTTCGTACCTAGTGTTGATTCTGAGAATGCGGTTAATGTGCCTGATGTACTTGCTATACTCCATTTATCTGAACCATTTTCTGTTAATAAAACGCCTGTATTAGAACCAGAACTTTCTATTTTTACTCTTGTTATTGAACCACCTTTAACATGAAGTTTATTTGAAGGCGAAGTTGTTCCAATACCTACGCGACCATTATGTGTAAATCTTGTGTTAAAAGAATTAGATGCTGTATTAATATCTATATGTCTATTAAAACTTGCATCTGTAGCAAAATCAATACTT